CATTAAGCAATTTACAACATGATCAAATGTATTTTGATCATCATTATGTAATATTACTAGCCAGGTGCCCCGTTTATTTAATAATTGTTTTTTCAACATCTCTAATTATTGCACATTGTTCGTAATACTCATTTTGTTCAGCATACGCTAAACATTGATGAAGAAACTGTTTCTTTTTAAATTTATCCCACGTTTTAGGCCATTCCCACTTATTAGTCGACATATGATTTATAGCTGTGATTAACAACTTGTCGATAAAGTTCTCTTCCATAATTTATAATATATAAATAAATTAAATAATCCAAGAATCATGTTATTTGTTTTAAAACATATCGTCCCATGGAGTATCTTTAATAGTTTGTTTAGGAACCGTTGTATTAGATTTTTTATTGGGAGTTGGTTTAGTTAATTGAACATACAGTTTTTGACCAATTTTTATGTTGTCTGAAGTTAATCCGTTGATTTGTTTTAATTGTTGAACCGTAATTTTATATTTTGCTGCTAATTCTGATAATGTGTCGCCTGATTTAACTGTATGTGTAACTGACTTATTTATATCGGTAGCCATATTGACTGCACTACGTACTGTAGATTTCCATGTGTCGATAGGTTTTTTTGATTTTGGTTTTATTTTATTTAAAATTTCTCGAGCAATTGCTTGCCGTTGTTTTAACATAGGCTTACCTGCTTGTTCATAATTAGTTACAAAATCTTCTGTAGCAGCATTTATATCTTTTGATTTTTTAAATACATCAAAATCAAACCCAGGATGATTATTTATTTCATTTTTTAAAAATGAATATGCGTGCATGTTAGTTGCCGGATTTTTTTTTATGTCTACTTTAAATTTGTTTAAAACATGATCGCGGTATGCTTGTTTTCTAGCAGGATATGTCCATTGTGCCCAACTATATCCTAAATCTCCAGAGTCAGACAATGTTCCTGTTTTAACTCCCGAACCCTGAATTCTATGTGGGAGGAATTCACTTTCATGTTGTATGTTAGCAGCCATAGCTGATGCTGCTTCAGGTGTTAATCCTAAATCAGCCTGAAATGTTTTTGCCCAATAAATTGCTGTGTCAATAGTAGTTTCAGTTAATAAATGTTTTAAGCGAATCATTATTTGCCTTTTTGATCACGTATAATTAATTCGCCTAATACTTCCAATCGACCCACTTCACGTTGAAATTCAATTGCTGTCATACCCAATGAAATCTTTTTAAGTGTTTCAGCGAATTCTTTTTTTGCAGAATTAATATCAAATTTACCTGCAGTAGCTCGGCGATAATATGCAGCTTTCACTTTAAAGTGATGCCATGTTAATAGCGCCAGACCGCCTTTTTCTTCAGCAGTTGTAGCTATCTTAGCAGCGCCTTTGCCTCGAGTCTCTGCAAATTCCTCAAACTTATCGTTAGTTTGTTTGGATTCAAATAATAAATTATATAGTTTCATATTAATAAATATCAATTGTTCCAAATAACATTTTTAAATTTTTCTGGAGATAGTCCAAAGTAATTAGTTCTCCATTTTGTTTGTTCAAAGAAATCTAAATAAAACCAGTCATCTTTTAATTGCCATAATCGTTTTGCAACATCATCCCAATCATTATTTATTACAAAATTTTCAATTTCTAATTTCTTTTCATGTATTAATTCATAATCAAATGAATCCCATTCATAATGAAATACTTCAAATACTGAATTTTTAGATACATAATCTATAGAAATATCAATGCCCCATTTGGGTTTCATTTTGATAATTTTATATAACATAGGATTAGATGATGCATACTGCGTTAATTGTTCTAAGGCAGAATCAGTATATGCTTTTCGTTCGAATAAGTCCGAATGATTGATGTGTGCGCCGTCAAACTTATCCCATACAATCCATGGTTGTCGTATTACAGTTTCATGTCGCCGCACGTTTTTTGGATAACCGTTGATATCTGCATATTGTTGTTCGATTGTAGTTAAATGATATCCATTTTGATCAAATAAATTGGTACAATGTGTATCATTTAAAATATCAACATTTTCTAATTTTATATTCCAATATGGATTTGGATTAAATGTTGTATTTTCTATATTCATATTTTATTTTTTAAATATTGGTCCGCCCGTTACCCATGCTGCACAACTTCTTGACCCAGCACATTTAAAGTGAAGAAAGTTACAATAACCTAAATCACCCATTTCGATCGTAGCTAATGCATCGATGTTTTTTTCATCGCCTTCAATTCCTTTAGTCATACAATCGTACATCTTATCCGATATATCAAATGCGGCACAATTGGCACAACGCATTGTTTTAGCAGTAGCTTCATCAGTTTTCCAACGCTTAGCTGCATCTTTCCAATATTTGCCTGGCTTATCTGGGTTTGCTGGTCCGTAATGATATTCATCAATTCCATGTTGACGATTCTTCAAATTAACATGAATATCTTGTGTTGCAATTGGGCAACCTGTTTTTGCTTCTACGAGTAAATGTTTTAGTTTTTCCATTACTTTTTATGTTTTGCAATTTCAATTGCTGCTAATTGAGACAATGCTGCCCTTTTAGTTTTAGCTTGTTGAGATAATCGTCTACCTGTTTTAGTAGTAGCAAAATATCCAGCTTTAGTCTTTTCAATGCGTTCTGGCATCATTTGTTTGAGATGATTTTTAAACCCTGCAGGAACAAACTGTGGTTGCTGCATATTATAATCATCATTGTCTTGTCCAACTTCATTCATTAAGAATCCGGCAACTTCTTCTACATCGTCTTTTGATGTTGCAATATGGTCTGCTGCCCAATCATGTCCATTACTTAATATTTCCTGTACATGTTCTGGATCCATTTGTAACATTGCATCTACATGTTTTTTAATAATTTTTAAATTACCAAAGAACATGTAGTTGCCGTCTTTAGAATTACATGTGCAAGTGCTAGGGCAATTACAATGACTCATGATCTTATTTGTTTTTATTGATAATAGACCAAATAGCACCAGTTAATGTTAAAACACCACCAATACACTCTGTTACAAGAGTTTCGTCAACAAGTCCTCTTGCTATAACTATACCACCGATAAACGTTAAAGTATGTCTTACAATACCTAAAAGTTGTTCTTTTGTCAATTTCATTTTTATTCCTTTTTTTTATATAAATATATTACTTGTTCGATTCTTTGTTTTTGTACATTGGCCAATTTTTTGTTTTTTCATTGATCCATTGTTGTCGATCATCACAACCACAATCTTCATTTAATAATTGTGCAATTTTTTTTGCAATTTGATCTAATCTTGTTGCTGATGTTATTTTTTTAATATCGTCGCCTAATCCTTTACTTTGCATATATACTTCCGTTGTTAGCTGTATTTGTTAGTTGCATAATCATTGTTTGATATTGTGCTGTGTGTGGAATTTCAAAAACATCATGTCCTGGAAATTTATAATCATGTTCTGGTTGCATCATTAACATGTGACCGGTGTCATCAATTCCTAGTACAGGATGCGGAACATTGCGCATTGTAATTCCACCATTTGGTGTTTGTATCATTGTGCATTTACCTGGGTGATTCCATTGGCCCATAGGATCAACTACTGCACTAGTTTTTTTTATTATGTTGTCCCAACCTGATTTTTCTAATTTCTTTTTACCTGTGATGTGCATTATTAATTCTTCGGTAATTTCTTTATGATCATCGGGTTGCATTGAAGATGGCAACATGTATTTATCAGCTTTAAGTACTTTTGCTAACATTGCTACTAAAGCTCCGCCTGGGGCTATTGCCATTGTAGTTAAGCCTAGTAGTTTAATAACATCCTTCATTTGATTGCGAACCCATTTCCATTGTTCTGGCGTTAGTTTGTCGCCATTAAGATGTTGAAGAAGCATGGTCATGGCCTGTTTTGTCTCAGATGTCTCTGTCTTTATGGCGCCAACAAACTTTTTTACTTGATCTTTTGCATTGTTAGCCATAGCCGGCACATTGAGTTCATTTACTGCATGTTCTAATGACAGACGCCCTCTTTTTATTTTTTGTTCTAATTGTTTTAAACGTTCTAAATAGCCGTGATTACGTAGATGTTTATATGCCATATTCTCAATTGAATATTCGCCTTCTGTATCTAAACCTGTTTGTCGTAAATGACGCAATCTTTGTTTTATGCTAGCAATTTTTTTGTCGGCTTGCGGGTCTGTATCTTTTAAAGAATCAATTTCAAATTCATATGGTTCTGTTTTATTTTGAATAGCCGCATCATCAATTGAAATTTGTTCTGCATTTGGTTGATTCAACCATTTGTTGTTCATAAGCGAAAATATTCCTACTGATGAATGAAGTTCTTGATTTGAATCTTGTGCATACAATTCAATATTCATTCCCTGATATTGTAATGGATAATTTACGTTCCATACACTTTTTTTAGCGTGCATGTAATTACTTACAATATGCATATTGTCGCCGACATTCATATAATTAATTACAACATGTAAATCAATGTCACTCCACCGTGTCCAATTATAATTAGCATTGCTACCAATTAAAATAACATCTAATATATCAACATCAACTTCTAAAAAATCATAGAATGCTTTTGCTATTTTTATAAGACCAATACGAACCTTAGGACGTAATTCATGTCCTATCCAAAGAGATGGATTCAATTCATGTTGTGATTCATATTCTGTTATCATTCTATATCCAATGCCTTTTTTAACGCATATATTTGAGCTTCTTCAAATCCTTTATCTACTAGCGTTTGCAATTTTTCTGTAGTTGTTCCTGGTGCTTGTTTAAATTCAGTTTCAATTGAATTCTCTAAAGACGTATCAACTACCGTACCGCCTGGTATACTTGTTTCTGCATTTGATGTTGAATCTTCGCCGCCTAATGCTGATATAGCTGCGCCTCCTATTGCAGTTCCCATAACAGCTTCTTTTGACTCTATCAAAAATTTATTGAACACCATAAAGATGGCAGGCATTATTACAGCTTGTGGATCATCTTGCGGGTCTAGACCTAACTTCTCTGCTAAATCTTCAATTTCATTTTTTACAATATCTAAATTTTTAGGATTAGATAATCGATATGAATCCAATTTAAATACCTTTGCAAACATTTCTGGATAACCTGCTTTCAAAACCGTGCCGGGTCTAAATATGTTAGATGCTTGTGAAAATGCATTCTCAACAAATTTTGCATAATATGGATTATTTGCATCAGCTGACTGTTTTCCAATCGTATTACTAATTTGTTTCCATTTCAGTGGATTAGTTTTTTGTAATGTATTAAACCAGTTATACATTTCTTTGGTTGGCCTAGCATAAATCCATGGAGGAATTCCTAAAGAAGCTAACTCGCGAGCTGTAAGTTTTTTGTTTGATTTAAACATTGCTGTAGTTAATGTTGAATTAGAGGTAATCTTTTTCATGAATCTAAAATCCATTGCATCTTTAAGATACATCATTTCGCGTTTGCCAATACCTAATTTTTTAATCAAATTAACGGCAATTCCATATCCACCAAAAGTTACTGCATTTGCGCCTAGTTTAAATGCAAGTTTACCAGCACCGGCAGTTTTGCTAGCAATTTTAGATGCTTTAATTGCAGCTCTTATTTTTGAAAGCATTGATTGCTTAATTGGTACGCTTGTTGTATTACGAATTAATGCTGATATTTCATCTATTTGTTTCATTACAGCATCCATGGATGTGCCAGGAGCATAGTTTTTTAATGCGCGTTTACCTTTAAGAAGCAGCTGCGCAACAGCATCGCCTTTCTTAGCAATTGCTTGTAATTGTATTTTATTTAGTTTTCCTGATTGAATAGCTAATTTATAAAAATCAACTAATTCAGTTGTATTTCCTTTTGCAGCTTTTTTCCAAATCCTAGCAGCCGTAAACGTGCCTCCGGCAGCATCTATTGTTCCTTTAAGTCCAAGTTTAATGCCTGATCCTATTACTGGAATAATTGCTACCAATGAAAGTGCGCCATCTAAATACTTTCCACGAGCAAAATACATGATTGCATTGATTGCATCTAAGATATCACCATAACCAGGAATAAATCCTAACCAATCTAATGCTGTTTGTATTTTATCAATAGTTTCTAGCTTGTTATATTGAATAGCTTTGCCTTGAGCTTTTTGTGCTGCACGAGTTTTTTGTGTATCTTTTATTTTTTGAATTGATTGTGTAATTTGCTCTATTTTGATTGGTTGTCCATCTATATAAATTGAATTATTTTTGAACTCCCATGGTACAGTCTTATTTGTAGCTTTTATGTCTGCATTTCCATCACTATATATAGCTAATCGTCCTAATATAGCATCATCGTACGAATATGCTTCTAGTCCCCTAAAAGTCCATGGGCTAATATTATTTGATGCAAATATTTTTTGTATTTCGGGCCAAGATGATACTGATTCTAACAACACTATTTGTGATTGTTGAACATTATATATTTCATTTAAAACAATTTGTTTAATGAACGATCTATTCATATTAATTTCTTTTAATATAAATATCAGGATTTCCAAAAGAGTTGCACTAATATAAGTGCAAATGCTAATGCAAGTGAGATTGTAGTCTTAATATTAATACCTTCTGATTTAAATAAGTAAGTCATAGCCGTAAAAATAATGATCCCTGCCGTAAATGACATGAATCTACCGGGCCAGAATTCTCCATTAAATCCTTGTACAACTAGGCTAGTTGCCTCCATGAATAACCAGGTAATGGGGACTCCTAAGAGCATTAATGGAAATTTATATTGTCTTGCCCATGGCCATATGATAGGCCCATTTGTTTGTATCCAAACTATTGCTTGTCCAAACATAAACATGAGATATGACATTACAATGTATCGATAATTCATATTATAATATAATGAATTATGTTGTTGTTTCAAAGATTAAAACCGTTTATCGAATACCTTTATGATTGTCGATGCGATCTAGAATTTGATTTAACACGTCGGCTTTAATAAAACCGCACATTGATGCATTTTTTAATGCACTAATTAATTGGAAAATAACAAATGGTATTAGTATTGTTTCACTTAACCACGTGGTGCCTTTAAACCCTTGTTCAACCAATAAGATTACAGTTAAAAACATGCACCAAACAGCTGCTGTTCGAATAACACTTAATGCTTTAAATGTTTTGAATCCTTCACGTTTAGCTCCAGCAATTACACCAAAAAACCCATCTAAAAAAACTACGGCAATTAATGCCAAATATTGTTCTGAATATGTCATTGTTAAATTAAAAAAGTATGTGCAAATAAATGACATGGTTGTTGATATTGATAATGTAAATGCTAGTGCTGATGTTTTCATATGATATCCGTTGACTCAATTAATGTATATGTGAATGAATTTCCGTGAATGTCTTTTGCTTTGCGACAAATTGTCATAAACTCTTCAAAGTCTTTAGATCTTTTAAATACTTGACATCCTTCTGACCAATTTTCTACATAAGTAGAATCAACTCCTGCTTTGTGGATGTTGATTCCAAATACACCTTCATCAATTTTTGTTTCATCAAACTTTAAATCTTTATTAGCATCACGATATACTTTAACGTTTTTTGCTTGACCTAAAGCCTCGTATTTTCCTTGATGTAATCTAATTGTATGAGATCCTCTGTATTGGCCTTCTACTAAACGTGCAACTCCTTTTGCATTGTGGAATTGTTGAACACCTTTTTTACCTGGGTCAGTTGTGTTTGTCCATTCTTTGTATTGCCATTCACCTCCTACTTTATAGGATACTGTAATAACGTCATCAAATACATTTGTTACTGTTTGTCCAGTTGCTGCGTTTCTAACACCTACGATGTTTACGTCATAATCTTTTGCTCCTTCAAACCAAACATATCCTTTTGATTTTACTGCTGCTTCTACTTGTTCTTTTGTGTACTTTGCCATTTTATTTTATTTATTTAATATTTGTGCACTTGGTGCTGTTACTGTTAAACATTTTCCTATTGCTGTATTTGTTATTGGTCCGTAATGTAAAAACCCAACTGGTAGTGATGTAGTTGAAGACGGTTTGTCAAAATTTACATAACCAACAACTCCACCTGTTGTCATTTCCCATACAAAACCAAAATCGGTATTTGGGTTCCATGTTGTTGATGTTGAAACTCTAAATGTACCCATAACTGCCCCATCTCCAGTTGGTATAATAGGAGCTGTTTCATTGGTAAAGATGTTTGTTGCTGAAGAGAAGTTTAATTTTCTTGCACCTGAGATATATGGTAAATTAGTAGTTCCTTTATTAGGCCAGCCTAACAATAACGAATGCGCATTTTCATTTAATGCTTTCCAAGTTATTGTTCCTGTTGTTATCTTTGGAGAATGAACTCCACGAATAATCAATGCGTTGAATTTAACTGCTGTTGTACCAGTGCTTGTTAAACGTATCTGAAAGTCTGCAGTGTTTGTTGTTGCACCTAACCACTCCATATCCATTTTGACTGATACTGTTGGAGCAATGTTAGTTAATTCTTGTAATCTTTGTTCCTTAAGGCTCATTTTTTTATTGGTGCTTTCTTTTTAATTGGTTTCTAATTTATTATAAATATCTTTTTTAATTTTTTTGTTAAAAATCTTTGTTAATGCCAATTGAAAATGATTTATACGAAGTGCCAAACGCAGTTTGTAAAGAATATGAAAATACTGGAGTATATCCTTTTATTCTTGGAAAATTATAATTAATATCATATTCCATGGTAATATCTTTTTTATAAAAAAACCAACCACCAGCAACAGAAACTGAAAATGGGCCATATATAGGAGATGTAATCATTAACTCTGAATACAAATCTTTTATGTCTAAAGAAAATAGACCAGTATTAATACCAACAGCAATATCTCCAAAATATTTACCTATCTCAACAGTAGCACCCAATAAGTTTTTTGGATCACTAACTTTTGTATCAAATGCAACATTTGGGGCAACCATTACGTAGTAGGATGCCTGTGCAATAGCAACTGTGCTAAAACATAAAAATAAGATTGTGATTAGTTTTTTCATTATGCTTTTCTAGGTTTAGCTGCAGGTTTTTTTGCAACTGGTTTGCGGGTTGTTGATTTTTTAGCCGGTGTTGTTTTTGTTCTTCTAACTGGCTTAATAGGTAATTTTTCTTTATTAAATATTTTTGGGTATATTATAGAACCAAGCATTATAAATGCTAAAGCAATTGCCCCAACCATAAAATGAGAGAATCTTTCTAGTAACGCTATCATTTTCATTGTCTCTTCTTGTCCAACTTGAGTTTGTAAATCAAGTAGCCAATTTATATCATTCATGGTTGTATTCATATCAGCGTTGAATCTATCTGAAGTTATAATTGATTTTACTTTTATTGTATCGGGTGATGTTAGGATAAAATCAATAGTATTATCCAATTCATTCATTTCAATTTTAACTTTATCAACCATTTTAGATTCCGAATCTACTAAATATGTGTTGGTGTATTGATTCCATAAAGTATCTCTTTTTATTTTCTCTTCAAGTATAGCGTCGCGATGCTGTTGAATGTTTTGTATGTTAATATTGGAAGTTGTTATTGCATCTTGTACAGTCGTGCCGTAATAGTCAAAAATGCGAGATAGCGCCGGGACAGGCTTTAATCGATTCTCTAATATACTTGTTGCTGATGTAGTGATATTAGACTCGACATATTTTCCGAAACTGGCTATAACAATAATAATACCAGTTAAAATAACCATTAACGTTGTTTGTTTCATTTTGTTTTTCTTGTTGTAGGCTTTCTAGTTGTTCTAGTTGGCGCTTTTTTTATTGATGTAATCTTGCCTGCTCTCGCATTTGAAATAAATTCACCTGGATTTTCTGAAAATTTGGTTGATATTTTAATAATACCAGATAATAATTCTGGAGAATTTAATCCTACTAAACCGTAAACTAATGCTTTCCATATAGCTGCAATTTCAAACTGTTCTAGGATAAACCATGATATCAAAGATGCTAACATGGCAGCGACCATGTTATTAATAATTTGTAAGATTGTTTTCTCTTCGGGATTTTTGCTTGTAGCGACTCGGGCCAACATTCCTGCAGCTCCGATCACTAATACAATCCATCCTCCGCCAATAAATAACGGTATAAATTTTCCTAAATCATCCATCTAAACTATTTGTTAATCTTATTTTTTGTGTATTTGTCTAAACTTGTTAATCCTAAACAGCCAAACGCCAACATACCAACGGTTTGCACTAGTATGTCTGATGGTTTTATGTCGCCGTGTGAAAATGAATTAGCTAACAATGTAACATTTAAAAAAATAACACATAGTAAACCGGATATTCGTTTTGATGATGCGTTGCCTGACTCGTCATTTAATAGATTGTTCATATTGCCCTTTAAGATAAATATGGGACAATATCAAATAACAAGGACTATAATTTTATTGAAAAATATTTGGATTAAATTCCGCGATTACATACAATTAATTCAGATTCCATAGCAATTAAACTAACAATTGTTATTTGACAATTTCCTAATCGAAATGTTCCTGGTTGCCCGGAGTCTTGCAGTATTTCTGATAGTTGTTGTATGTATTGAAAATCTGTTTGCGTAAAGGTGTTTCCATCAATTGCCACAACTATATCATTTTCTCCTGCAGGATCGTTATATCCAATACAAAATACACGTTTAGTTAAATCAAATTTGGTATTTGGTTGTTCTGTTTCAATGTATGAATCAGTTAATACTTGCATTGCATCGTCTATATAGATTCGATCACACCATGGCTCCAATGTTTGTAATAAATTTATATTACAATTTGTAACTTGAAATGCAATGTTATATTTAGGAGCGTTAGATTTAGTTCCCCATTTTCTAATATAATTTCTATTAGATGCAATTTCTATTTGTTGAGTTCTGTTTTGATATTCTTCTGAAAATCTAGACGTTTTACTTACAAAGTGATAACATATTGCATCTAGTGTCGTAAAACATGTCATCCCTAGCAATTTCCAACGGCGAATCAAATCATCATCTTCGCAAAACATTGGATTGAATAAATTATCCATTCCGCCTATA